CAAATTAGAGGCAAAAAACAATCGTAAGACAATGAGTGAAAATCAAGTAAAAGGGTTCAATGCAACTCTTGCTGAAGCAATCGAGAAGAATGCTGACAGCATCGCAAAATTAGGTCGTGGTGAGCAGAAGCGTTCTGGCTTTATCTTAGACACTAAGGCAGTAGGTAACATGACAGAAGCAGTTAACTTAACTGGTGACATCCAAAGACAATATGCTCCTCAAGTATATGCTCTTCCTTCTCGTAAGGTGCATTTGAGAAGTTTATTACCAGTAGGAACTATCTCTACAGGTTTATTTACTTTCCCTAAGGAAACAGGTGGTGAAGGTAGTGCAGCTCCTCAAGTTCAAGGTTCTGCTAAGTCTCAAATCGATTTCGATATCACAATGACTGATGCTCCTGCACAGTACATCGCTGGTTTCGTAAGAATCTCTCGTCAAATGTTAGATGACGTTCCTGCTATGACTTCTTTCTTACAAGCTCGTTTGTTAGAGAAGTATTTATTAGCTGAAGATGCTCAGTTATTGAATGGTAGCGGTACAGCTCCAAACTTAACTGGTTTGACTATCAACGCTGCTGCTTTCAGTGGTGCTGCTACAGTTGACGTTGAGCAATTAGTACAAGCTATTGCACAAGTTTCTGCTGGTAACTATTCTGCTAATGGTATCTTGATCAACCCAACTGATTGGGCTAACATCATGAACACTAAGAATACTAACGCTGCTTATAGCCTTCCAGGTTCTACAGTAGTTACTACTGATGGTTCTTTAACTATCGCTGGTATCCCAGTATTCCAATCTACAGCTATCGCTGCTGATAAGTTCTTAGTAGGTGACTGGTCAATGGGTGCTCAAATCATGCAAAATCAAGGTATTTCTGTTCAGTTCTCTGAAATGGATAGTGATAACTTCCAAAAGAACTTGATTACTGTAAGAGTTGAAGCTCGTATCGCATTCCCTATCTACTACAACAGTGCGTTTGTATATGGTGATTTCGGTAACGTATCTTAATCCTAGATTAAGTTAATATAGAGGGGTAGCCTAAAAAGCTGCCCCTTTTTTATGTCCGCTATATTTTAGTTATTTTTGTAGAAATAATGGCATAATGCAAATAGTAAGAGATATAACGATAATTTCAGAAGAAGTAACTAATCCTATTACGTTAGCTGAGGCTAAGAACTATTTAAGAGTAGACTTCAATGAAGATGATGATTTAATAGAGGCCTTGATTACCTCTGCAAGGGTTAGACTTGAGCAATATGCAGGTATTGCAATGACTGAAAGAACTTTGCAAGTTGTAGCCTATGTAGATGAGCTAATTGAGTTGCCTTATGCTCCAATAACTAACATTCTTACCGTTGAGTATTTTAACGCTAATACATGGGTAGAAATAGAAGATGGTGCTTATGAGGTAATTGGAACAACTATAAGAAAGGTCTTTACTAGAGACTATCCTGGCATGGAATATAGGTTCACTTACAACTGTGGATACGACTGTGTACCTAGTACAATGAAGACTGCCACTTTAAAGCTAGTTTCAGACCTATACGAGTACAGAGAATCGTCAGTTGAGGCTGGTAGACCATCTGCTAATTTAACGACCGCATATGAGCTTATGAAGCCATTTAAACGCATAAACATATTCTTATAATGATAGGTAGAATGCACAATAGGATTACTTTCAAAAGTAAAACAGGCGTATCAGACGGTGCAGGAGGTTATGTAAATACCCTTGCTGACTATTATACCTGTTGGGCCGAGATGGTATCAGACAATAATATTAGAACTAATATAGCTGGAACAGACGGTATTGCAGATGATATAACATTTAGAATTAGATATACTACATCAAAAGTATTTGATAAAAAGTTGGTTATCAGCTTTCGAAGCAAGATATATATGATAAACTCTGTTATAAATGAGGGTGATTATAATAAGTATTTTTTAATAAGCTGTTCAACACTTAAGTAATGGCTACATTTATAGTAGACACAAAGAATTTAGACAAAATTCAAAATAAGTTTAAAAATGTGGCTGAGCTATATAAGAATTATGCTGTTAATGAATTAAATAAGGCTGTAAAAAGTATGCAAACGGAAGCTACTACAAAAGCTGGTAATCTTCCAAGAGTATCATCTAAGTCGAAAAAACCATACGAAAGAACAGGTAACTTATCTAGAAGTGTATCTTCAACTCCTTATAAAAATGGATATGCTTCATTTTCAATGGGTAATGAAACAGTAAAATATGCCCCTTATGTAGAATTTGGTACTGGGAAAGGATTTGGTATACCAGCTTACAAGTTTAGCTTGAAAAAGCCACTTAAAAATTACGCAGCTCAGTTTAGAGGCTCAAATCTAAAGTCATATAATATGCCTAATAGACCGTTCTTTTTCAAGACGTTTGATGAGAAATTTGGAATATTATTAAAAAGCTTAAAAAGCTATAAGGTAAAGTAATTTGATATAAATATATTTCGTTAAATTTGTACAAAATCAATACCATGACAATTACTTTAAACGAAGAGCAGGTAAAACAATTAGATGCATTTATTCAAGAAATGCCTACTAAGTTTGGATTACCTTTAACTCAGTTCTTATCAAAACTTGCTCAAGAACAAAATCCTGAGGAAGTAAAAACGGAAACAGAAGCTTAATGAAAGATTGTGGATTAGCTATACGAAAGGCTTATATAGATAAGTTAACTTCAGAGACTTATTCTTTGGGAGTTTACGATACTATAGCACCTGACGTTGTTGAACCACCATTTTTACTGATAAGCAGTCAAACATCAGCGGAGAATAGTGACAAGCAGAGCTATAGCTTTACAGTTACAATTCAATTTGATGTTGTGTACAGAACATTTAAGTCAGGCGAAGTAGGGCAGAAATCGGTAGACCAGTGGGCTAACGAATTGTTAGAGATCATAGGCGTTAATGTACCTGATTACCCAAGTGCTTCTCCTGACTTTAAAATAGTTACTCGTAAAATGACAAGTAATATTGCTACATTTGATTATGTAGACGAATCTTATGTTTTCAGAAGAGTAATAACAATGGAACATTTTGTAAATCAAATATTATAAAAAAGCTAAAATAAAATAAAATGGCAACAACAGGCGTATTTAATGGTACTAACTTAGTAGTACTTGTAGGATCAGAAGTAATTGCTCACGCAACTTCTTGTTCTTTATCAGTAAGTGCTGACTTACCAGATGCAACAACTAAACAAAGCGGTGGATGGGCAGAAGAGATTCCAGGATTACGTTCTTGGTCTTTAACTACAGATGGTCTTGCTACAGTTGAACCAACTGGTACAAACTATGTTGTAGGAGATATTTTCTCTGCATTAAACGGTAGAACTAAATTAGCTGTTAAGTTTACTACTGCAACAGGATCAACTCCAACTCCAGGCGATTTGTATTGGGAAGGTGATGCTTACGTAGAAAGTATTGATATGACAGGAGATATGGAGTCCCCAGTTACTTATTCAGTTTCTTTTACAGGAACAGGAGATTTAACTCAAGGAACTACCTTACCATAATAACACCAAAAAAACCAAAATATGAGAGGACATTACGAACTATCCCTAAGCGATGGGACTAAGATACCTATGAGATTTTGTACATGGTCTTTAAAAAGATTCTGTCAACTACAAGGAATTGGTCCATCTGACATAGGAGAAGCTTTAAGCGGACAAGATTCGCTTGGTGCTATAACTAACTTATTAAGAGCTGCCGCAGAATACCCTTTATACAAAGAAGGTATTACGCCAAGCTTTACTGACCTAGATACTTGTGATTGGATAGATGACATGGGCGGTATAGGTGGAGTTAAATTTCAAGAAGTAATGGTTGCTTTAGCTGAAAGTATGAGTAGTGGGTTAGATCAAACTACTTCTAAAAATACTGCAAATGATGTGGTAAAAAAAAATTAGAGTGGATTGATATTGAAAAATATACAATGGGGGAGTGCCAAGTGCTTCCCCATTTGTTTTGGGATATGACGATGGCTGAGTTAGATTTTATTTGGTACGGGTATCGTCATAAAGAAGAACAAGAATGGGTTAGAATAAGATGGCAAACATCTGTTTTGGTAAATTTGCAGTTGCCAAAAGGTAAAAAGATAAAACCTAATGAGCTTTTACCACTTGATTGCGATAATCGTAACTTTGTAAAGCGAAAGGTAATGACACCTGAGGAACTAAAAGAGGTCTTAAAAAAATACGATAATATAAAGAAATAGCACGATGGTAGGAGATAATTCAGTAGATTTAAAATTAAGCCTTGACATTTCAGGGGTTAATGATGCTTTATACCAAATGATTAATCAGTTCAATGGTACTGATAAAGAATTTCAAAAAATTGCCAATAGCATACAAAAGAATGCTAAGAACCTAGAAGCTGCAATTAAGTTATTTGGACCTGCATCTCAACAGGCTGGAGCTGCTGTTAAAAAAATAGAAAGAGATTTTCAATCACTTGTTGCAAACGGAATCGATCCAGCTAGTGCTAGTTTCAAAAAAATGACCGCATCAATGCCTACGTCTTCTGGATTAGATGCTACAACAAGTTCATTGAAAAAGAATAATATGCAATGGAATAATCTTGCATTAGTTATTCAAGATTTACCATTTGGACTAAGAGGTATACAAAACAACTTACCAGCATTAGTTGGGGGTTTCGCTGCCGCTACTGGCCCTATTTATTTAGCTATATCTGCTGTTGTAGCTGCTGTTACTGCTTGGGATATGGGATTGTTTAATGTAAAAAAATCAACAAAACAAGCAAAAGAAGAACAAGATTCATATAATGAATCAATTAAAACTGCAATTAGTTCGGTAGGTGGTGAAATATCTAAAGTACAATCACTAGTTTCAGTTGTAAATAATCAAACTATTGCAGTTGATAAAAGAAGATTAGCCCTTAAAAAACTACAAGATGAGTATCCAGAATACTTTAAAAATATGTCATTGGAAAAGACTTCCGTTGACGGTCTTTCTATTTCTGTAGGGAAATTAACTGAGGCTTTAATAGCTCGTGCTGAAGCTAGTGCAATGACAGGCGAAATTGAAAAAAAGGCTGCACAAAGATATGAAAACACAAAACAGATTCAAAAAAATGAATTAGCGATAACTAATTTAACTAATTCATTAACAATATTAAGCAAAGAGTCACAATATGTAAGTGGTGGATTTGGAGCAGGTGCTAAAAAACTTGCATCTCCATATACTTTAGCTTTGGCCGAAATTCAAAAATTAACTAAAGCTAATAAAGAATTAGGTATTTCTAATGAAGCATTGCAAAATTCAATGTCTTTATTGCAAAACTCGGTTAACTTTAGAACTGGTACATCTATAGGATTAGAAACTAATGCTCCAAAATCAGGTGGTAAAGGTAAAAATCCAGCATTAGAAGCTCAGATTCAAGAAGGTAAAGATATAATGTACATTGCCGAAAAGAATACCAAAGAGTTTGAGGAATTAGAAAAAGCACAAGCAGAAGGAGCACGTAGAGCTGGTATGGCTGGTGGGAATATTGAATATATTAAAGAACCAGAATTAGATCCAAAGGCAAGAGCTAAAGCTTTTGCTGAAAAAATGGCATTTGATAAAAAAATGTCTAAAGAAAGGGTTGATCAATTAAAACAACAATATCAATTAGAAGTTTCTGAAGCTATAGGAAGTTTTGATCAAATTAAAACTGCTGAAGAAAATATGCGTAATGCCTTAAATAAAGGCTTTATGGATGGAACTATAAAATTAGATGAATACTTAACCGCAATACAAGAACTTAGAAAAAAATCTAATAAAACTGTATCTGAAGAAGCTAAGGCCGCAATGGAAGAAACGCTAAAGATTGGCATTGGTATCATGAATGCCTTAGGACCTGCTTTAGATATGTTATTGCAAAAAGGTGCTAATATTGGAGAAGTTATTAGTCGAGCATTTACAGACGTAATTAAAAAATTAACAAAAGTTGCTATTGCTGCTGCTATAGCTGTGGCTATTATGTCCATGATTCCTGGATTGATTCAGCCAGGGAAAGGGTTTGCTACTTTTGGTAACTTAATTAGTCAAGGAATGGGATTACCAACTTTATTTGCCAATGGTGGAGTAGTTTCTGGTCCTACATTAGGATTAATGGGAGAGTATCCTGGTGCATCTTCTAACCCAGAGGTAGTAGCTCCATTAGACAAATTAAAAGACATGATGGGTTCTGGTGGTGGAACATTAGAAACTAGAATTAGTGGCAATGATTTATTAATTTTGGTGAACAAGGCAAATAGAAACAATTCAAATACATTCTAATAATGGCATACGGATTAAAATTTCAGTTAACATTTAATGATGAGTTCCAGGCAAGTACAGGAACAAGGAATGTATACAAGATATTTTTATATAAAGATGGTTATACTGGTTCAGTATATGACTTAATAGGAGATTCTTCTCCTTTTGTCATTGAGACTATATCCTCAGAAGGCAACTCTTATAG